GGGCTGCGCATAGACTACTTACCAGTATAAACGTGGGCAGAGAAGTAGCAGCGGGTCACGCCTTTCCTCATTTCTCAGAGTGGATTGATGAGAGGTGGGACGATGAAAAAAAATTGCTAAAATTAAAGGTGAGAGCCAAATCAAACAGGGTTAAGAAAGAATCTGTGTTTAATATTCTCGTCTCAAGTCCAGATCACAGTTACCTACTGGCTAACGGTGCAAACAATTACAACTCATTTGAGACGATGAGTGGCCGAGTTTACTACCCTTTTGATAGAAACATTCATGTTGGCGAATACCCAATCAATCCCACATTACCAGTGTGGGTGGGGCAGGATTTCAACATCGACCCCATGAGTGCGGTAATCATGCAGCCTCAACCCAACGGTTGTGTTCACATCGTTGGTGAGGTGGTCTTGTTTGGCTCGAACACCGAAGAGAGTGTGGACGAGATAGAGCGAAGATATTACAAATACACAAAAGCAATGACCATATATCCAGACCCTGCAGGAAAGCAAAGACAGCATGCCAGAGGCGAGACTGATTTGGATATATTTAGAGAGCGTGGTTTCAAACGTATAAAACACAGAGCAAAACACCCAGCTATTGCGGACAGGGTGAACTGCGTAAATAGAATGTTAAGAACTGCGGATGGTCAGGTTAGATTGTTTGTTGATAAGAGTTGAAAGGCGGTCATTGAGTCCTTTGAGCAGACTATTTACAAAAAGGGTTCAAGAGATATTGACAAGACTATGAATTTGGAGCACGCCTGCTTTCATGGTGATCAACTTGTTAATGTAAATGGCAATACGATGGCCTTTAAAGATATACCAAAGACAGGCGTAGTAATGTGTCATGATGGCAAATACAGACCTTACATAAACGGTGGAAAAATAAAAAGCTTTGTTCCAATGCTCTTGGTTACTTTATCGAATGGTGTTGCTATAAGATGCACCCACGATCACAAGTTCTTAACTGTCGATGGTTGGGTTGATGCAATCAACATGCAAGATAAAACACTATGCAACCAAGAATTATTAGCGGAACTATTCAAGAATACGACGGTAAAAGATATTACTTGTGCGAAAGCCCAAGAGAGATTTCGCAGAAGGCTAGAAAAGCTGCGGCAAAATGGCACGGCAGCGAAGATGGTATTGATTGGCACAAGAGTAAATATGAAAGGACAAAAGACGCTCTCCACAGTAGAGAAAACTCTTTTGAGTGCGCTCAGTGCGGTGTCTCCTTTAAAACAAGCAGAGTTGAAAAAGCTATGTTCTGCTCGAAAAAATGCAAGGCCGCTTACAGAAGAGACTCAGGCGTTGACAATGAGAAGAGAGCTTGCGTTGTCTGTGGAGGCGAGTTTGAAATCAACAAGTATTATGCAACAAAAACGTGTGGAAGAAATTGCGCCTCACGTCTGTCGTATAGACATAGAGCCGCCAAGTGATTCTTACTGCCTAACTGTTCCCGACTTTGGCATGTTTGAGATTGGAGGTGTTGTTTCGTCCAACTGCGACGCTCTAGGGTATTGTATTGAGATAGAATTTCCTATGAGAAAGGTCGAAATTGCGGGTATTTCCATCTAATTTAAAAATAAGTCATCGGTGACTATAAATAACTGTTGCCAAGTTAAGTCACTGGTGACATAATACTGTAAATTTTTCAATGGTTTGTAATGACACAAGAAGAACTTAAAAGATTAATCGCTAGACGACACCCAGAATATAAGGAGTCTCTCCCTCATTGGATGTTTCTGTATGCCTGCTATAAAGGCGGCAGAGAGTGGTTCGCTAAAAATATTCATCGTTACATGAAAGAGGGTGATATTGAATTTAAAGATCGAACTGCAAGAGCATACCGATTTAACCACACCAAGGAGGTAGTTGATCTTGTCGATAAGTATCTATTTAAGTCGGAGATTGATAGAAACGAAAGCGATGCACCCGACTCTGTTGTGGCGTTTTGGAAGAACTCAACCAAAAGCGGTTTGAGTATTAGCCAATTCAGCAAACAAATGTCGAGAAAGTCATCCATTTATGGGTCGTTGTGGGTCGTTGTGGATAGCTCAATTAGAGCGGTAGATCAAAACACCAGCGTGAGAGACGTAAAGCAGGCGAAGGGTAAAGTGTATGCCTACACGGTCAACCCTGATCGTGCTTTGGACTTTGCTGTGGATGACGATGGCGAGCTTATTTGGCTTCTAATATACGAACAAACCAGAGACTCAAAAGACCCCTTCACCTCTACAGGTGATGTAATTGATAGATACCGATTATGGACTAAAACTGAGTGGCTGTTGTTGGGGGTTAAAAAGAACGAGGGTGAAAACGATTCAAATGGCACGGTTGTCGTTGTTGACAGAGGGTCCCACAATTTGGGTGAAGTGCCAGCTTTTAGAGTGGATTGTGCAATCAGTGATGAGCAGTGGAAAGCACCGTCACTAATTGGAGACATAGCTTATCTTGATAAAGCGGTAGCCAATTATCTATCTAACCTAGATGCCATCATTCAAGATCAAACCTTTTCTCAACTTGCCATGCCAGCTCAAGGATTGATGCCAGGTGAGAGCGGATACGAGAAGATGCTGGATATGGGCACCAAGCGCATATTTTTATATGACGGGGAGCGTGGCGGTGAACCTAAGTATTTGGCACCAGACCCCAAACAAGCCAGTGTAATTTTGGGTGTTATCTCAAAAATTATTAACGAAATATACCACACCGTCGGTATGGCGGGCGAAAGAACCAAACAAGATAACTCTCAAGGTATAGATAACAGCTCTGGCAAGGCTAAAGCGATGGATTTTGAGAGAGTTAATTCATTATTGGTGTCCAAGGCTAATTCACTGGAAAAAGCCGAAAGAAAGATGGCTCGTCTTGTTGCCTTATGGCACGGCGAAACATTGCCAGAAGATGAGATTGTTAAATATTCAAAATCGTTTGATACACGAGGTCTAAGCGACGAATTTCAGATAGCTACGCAGTTAGCACTCGTAGAAGCCCCTGACGCTATTAGACGCGAACAGATGACGACAGTTACGGAAAAACTATTCCCCGTAATTAGAAAAGAAATAAAAGCCGAAATAGAAGCGGAGCTAATCAATTGGCCGCCGAAGGTTGGACAAGTTTTACCTCAAAAGTCGCTAGTAGATTCAAAAACCACGACTGCTGGTCAAGTGACTGCTGGTCAAGTGACTGCTGGTCAAGTGACTGCTGGTCAAGTTAAGAATCACTAATGATGATGAGGTGAGAAGTTAAGGCGCTGCCGAGAGGTAGCTTTTGTAAATAGAGCCGAGAGACAGGTTCGAGTTTTGATCGAGAGACAGATCAGGTGAAATATGTTTAAAAATAAATTACTTTTAAGATTGATGAAGTTGATGATGGGCGTTCAAGTTTTGGGCGTTGGTGAAGAAGGTGGCGGCGGTGAAACCCCTAAGCCAGCGGAACAGGAATCACCCAAGCCAGCGGAACAGGAAACTCCTAAACCGGCAGATGAAGACCCTAAACCAGCGGAACAGGAAACTCCTAAAGCAGACCCTTCTAAACCGTCTGACAACGAGGCAAAATTGTTGCGGGAGATGATGGAGAAAAAAGGTGCGCTAAAAGCTGCAAACGAAGAGTTGGCTCAAGTGAAAGAGCAGCTTGGTAAGTTTGATGGTATCGACTTAGAAGAAGTTAAGACTTTGTTGCAAAGTCGCAAAGATGCAGAAAATCAGGAGCTTGAGAAGAAGGGCGAATGGGACAGACTGAAGGCTAATTTAATTGAACAGCAAACAGCCGAGAAAACTCAACTACAGACTGAAATTGATCAGTTGAAGGCAGAGTTACAAGGTAGTGGCCAGATGATTGATAAGCTAACAATTGAATCTGCGTTTGAAGCGTCTAGGTATATCGAAGACGAATTAACATTAACACCAAGAAAAGCAAAGATCATCTACGGTAGTCATTTCGACTTCGAGGGTGACAAAATCATTGGGTATGACAAACCTAAAGGTGCTACCGACAGAACAATGCTGATTGATTCCAGTGGTGAGGCATTATCATTCGATGCAGCAATGACTAACATCATTGCCAACGACGTTGATAAAGATCATCTTATTCGCGCAAAGGTTAAGCCAGGCGCAAATTCTGGAACACAAGACAACCCAACTCCTGCGGCGAAGCCGGTGATGAAGGGTCGGGATAGAATATCAGCCGCTCTGAGAGAAAACAGCTAAGGTTCATGCCAAAAATTCGTGTCTAAGTAAGTCACGGGTGACTATTTATTTAATGGCTAATATCTAAAGGAGATAACAATGCCTTTACTTTCCATTGCGGAATCTGAAATTTTAAGTAACAACCAGCTAGAAGCTGGTGTGGTTGAAGAGATCATCGACAAGGAAGACCTCTTCGCTGTTTTACCATTTACAGGTGTAAACGGTAAGGCTTATGTTTATAACCGTGAGCTAACACTTGCAACGGGCAACTGGGTAGACCCTAATCAGATCATCCAAGAGTCTCACTCTACTTTCCAAGAAGTCGTAACAAAGCTACGCATCTTGGCTGGCGACGTTGATGTTGATAAATTTATTGACTCAACGCTATCCGATACAAATGGCCAAAAAACTTTACAAATTGCTCAAAAAGCAAAAGGTTTGAGTCGTCAATTCAAACAAACATTGATGACTGGCAACACTGCAATAGACGCCAAACAGTTTGATGGCTTAGCGTCTATTGCCGAAAGTATTACTGTTGGCGACGCCTCAAGAACAATTGATGCGGGGGTTAATGGTGCATCTGTTGACTTGGCGTTGCTTGATCAGTTGTTGGATGCTGTGCCTAACGGTGCAGACGCAATCTTTATGCACCCCGCTCTTATAAGAGGTTTTAGAGGTGTGTTAAGATCAGTAGGAACAGATGCGGCAGCAGAGCTAATGATGCCTAACTTTGGCCGACCAATGTTGACACACAACGGTGTGCCAATTTTAGCCAACGATTTCATCCCATTGAATGAAACTCAAGGCACAACAGTAGGCGCTACAACTTCTGCATACGCAGTTCGTTTAAACGAAGTTGACGGCTTACACGGCATTTACGGCGGTGGTTTACGCGGTGTGGTGGTTGAAGACATCGGCACTGTTCAAAACAAAGATGCTACACGCACACGTTTAAAGTGGTATGTATCATTAGTATTGAAATCAACTAAATCTTTAGCTCGTCTAAAAGGTTTAACTAACATCGCTTAATGGCGTTAGTTTGATGGATGAGGAGAGGGGCATAGCCCCTCTTTTTTCAATTACGAATTTGGTATCGAGATGACACAAATAAGAATAACACAACCAGGCATGGAGACATTGACTGGAAATTTGGGCGAAATTGAATTTAAAGATGGCATCAGCGTTGATCGGGTCACACAAAGACAGGCGCACAAGCTGAGAGGCGCATTCAAAATCGAAACTATTAAAGGTGATGACCCTGGCTTGTTAGCAGAAATCTCAAGAGCTAAAGCTAAACAGGAAAGTCCAGTGATCTACCACGAGCCTGAACTGAAAGAGCCTGAGCTTGATTTTGATTATGACGAAGATTCGTTGGTAGCTATCGCTGATGAGGGTGGCTTCTCAGAGTTGAGAGGGTTTGCAGCAAATTACGGCGTCAAAGGCAGCTCTATCGTCGACATAATTGAGAAGCTACTACAGTTAAAGGCAGGAGCTTAGACTATGAACGTCTATAGCGGTGGCTCTACTCTGACCTTGACCGTTTCTCTGGTCAATCAAAACGGCATAGCGTTATCACCGCAAGCTAATAATATTACGTTTACGGTTAAGGATGAGACGGAAGGTGTTGTTGCACAAACCGTTCCCATCACTTTGATTGGCTACGTTAAGGGTGATACTGAAATCACTTTGTCGATTAACAGCCAAATAAATGACATTGGCTTGAATAGACGCGGCTTGAGGTCTGTAGAGATCACCACTGTTGAAGACGATGGTTCGTTGGGTTTAATCGTGACTAGATATGCGCTCAAAAGTGGCGATATGTTAGCCGTGGGCGAAAACTCATATCTTAAATTCAACGAAGCCGCCTTGCTTACAATGGATATGCCGATGTTGTCAGGGTGGGGGTATGCAAATGACGTAAGCAAAGAGTCGGCCATGATAGAAGCCTACAATCGTATTGGAATGCTTACATTCACGGTTGAGGGTGTTGAAATTTCAAGTCTAAATACCATGACCACAAAAGATTTTGACGCACTGTCGGTGGTCTTTAGAAATGCTATAAAGAAAGCTCAAATTTCTGAGGCGGATGTCATATTAGGTGGCGACCCAGTAGCGGCAAAAAGAGAAGAAGGGTTGTTGGCCGATTCAGTCGGTGAGTCTTCGGTCATGTTCAGACCAGGAAAGCCATTAATAATGTCGGTTAGTAGAAGAACGCTTAATTATTTATCAGGATTTGTCTCCTTCAGTAATAGGTTAGCTCGTAGATGATTAATGAAGTTGACGCCATCGTATCTCAAGTAATGAAGGCTTATGAGTGGTTTATAGACAATATTAGAGCTAAGTATCTCTCTAGTGTGTCTGGCAAACGCGCAGCCATGCCATCCGAAAGATTAAAATATGAATCCTCTGCGCTGAAAGTGAAGAAAGAAGCGAGAAAGGTATTCGAGCGTGACCTGAAAAAATTAACAGACGATTTTGTTAATAGCGTCATCACGCACCATTTTAGTGTTGATGAAATCAGCGCTGTTATGACTAACGAGCTGAAGGTCGAGCTGATGGATTACCTTAATCACAGTGCAGATTACATTAGTCATTTTTTCGCGGCTGAAGCGATTAAGGATGTCAAAAGAGGTAGCGACAGATTGAAGATGCTCAGTTTCGACGTTTCTACGAATATTGCCACGAGTGATTACGAAAATGCACTAAAAGGTGCAATGGTTAAAACGCTGGTAGATGGTGACCCTTTCTCACGAAATGGCAAACCGCTACTCTCAGCAAATAGAGTGAGACTAATTATCAGACATCACCTTATAAGTGTGGCAAACGAGGTGGTAATGCTCATAGCGTCAAAATTGGGAGAGGATAAATTCGTAATAAAGAACAAACCAGGTCACAGACTAAATGGCCAGGAATTGTCCCTAAGCGGTAAAGTCGGTATGCGCTATCTGGACGCAAAAGAGTCAATATTTCACCCAAATAGCAACTCTCTGATTCATAGGACAAATAAGTAACCGATGACTTATTTTTTAGTGTAGAATACGCTCATGATATTTCCTAGCGTCGAATGTCAAATAATTCCTTACACAGACAAGGTTGATGAATATGGTCAGCAGGTCTTCACTCGCCCTAAAAAAGCGTTGTGTTCAGTGGTCAAGCTAACAACATCGACACATAAAACCAGCGTAAGAACAGACAGTTCAGGCTCAGGCGGTAGCGCTAAAGAGATCAATGCTGCCGCTAGACTACTATTCAAATTGGAAACCAAGCTATCTGAAAATGACCGTATCGACATTGACGGTGTTTCTTTAAGAGTGATAGAGGTTCAAGTTAGATACGCTGTATTTTCAAGAATCCCTGATCATCTTCAAGTGGATTTAAAAATATGGGCGTAAAGTCACCATCTATCGAACAAACAAAGGTCAATATAAAGAACGTAGCCGCTAGAGCATCAAGAGGTGCTAGAGAGGCAATGGAGCGCGGCGCTATAAAAATAAAGGACCGCGCGAAGGAATACGCTCCAAGACTTCACAATCCAGAAGCCAAAAGCGGTTTATCTGGCGAAGGTTTTTTGGAAAAAGCCATCAAATACGAACGTGTTAAAGCACTTGGCAGTGGTCGTATGGAGTTCGATGTGTTTGTTGATGAAGATGCTGAGGCTTATGGTGGTAAGAAAGTGGGTGACTACTCGACCATTATGCACGAAACAGATTATGAGCCAGGCGAGAAGTCAAAAGCAAAAGGGACTAATGCCGGCCCTAAATATATGGAGAGAGCTTTTTTGGAGCTTAGACGCGAAATTACAAAAGACGTAGAAGCTAATATAGAAAAAGGTATAGGCCATTGAACCTTAGACCATTTTACACAATTGTTAAAACCGCCCTGCCTAGTGAGAAAATCACTATGTATGAGATGCCAGACAATATTGATCGCGGCGTTTTATTAAAGGTGGGTGCAGGTGGCGCAATGTTAGATCAGGACTTGCCAGGATACAAGAGGGCAAGATTACAGGCGGTTATCCGTGAAACAGAATTTCAGAGAGGTTATAGTCTTGCCACGCAAGTCTCGGCTTATTTGAATAAGCGTAGGTTGACCTCTGAGTCGGTTTACATTTTAAGGGTGAATCCACTGCACGACCCTATTCCTTACAGGAAGTCTGAGGGTGGGTATATTGAATTTTCCGTCAATTTTGAGACGGTTTATATTGAAAACTAATAGGAGCTATCTTAATGGCAAGTAAAACAGAAAACGTAAAACTAGGCGTATGTAAAATTACGTTTGGCGGTGTCGATCTTGGTTATACAAAAGGTGGAGTTGAAGTTGATGTAACTACCAACACTCACGCTGTAACTGTAGACCAATTTGGCGAGTCCGTCGTAAATGAATATATCACCAAGCGCGATATTAAAATTAAAGCACCTCTGGCTGAAACAACGCTGGACAATCTTGTGACTGTAATGCCCGGCGCCACTCTAATAAGTGACGGTGCTAAGGCTTCAGGAACTATCAACTTTGGTGCGGTCAATGCAGTTGCTAACGACACCATTACCGTAAATGGCGTAGCTTTCACCTTCAAAGTATCACCTACTCTCGAAACAGATATTGGTATTGGTGCCAATGTTGCAGCAACTATTGGTTTGGTAACTAAAGCGTTAAACGCTTCAACAAATGTTGCAGTGACAAGCACTTTATTTTCTGACGATGGTGTCAGCACTGTAACTGGAACATCAAAATCTTATGGCATTGATGGCAACGCTTATAGTTTGGCAGCAAGTGTTGCAACTGTATCAGGTGCAACCATGACAGGCGGCATTACTCCGACAACTCAGCGTGTTGACGTAACTAATGGTGTTGGGACGAACTTACTAACAACAGCCAAGCCATTGTTGCTACACCCAATTGACTTGGTCGAAACAGACCAATCAGAAGATTTGTTCGTTCCATTAGCGGCAACAGGCGGCGCCATGAACTTTGCTTATAAACATGACGCAGAACGTGTTTATAACGTGGACTTTAGTGGATACCCTGACCCAATCACAGAAATTCTATTCAAACTTGGTGACAGAACCGCTGTTTAAGTGGTAAGTCACTGGTGACAATTTAACGCAATAATAACATTTAAAACCCTCTTGATTGAGGGTTTGATTTTAGGAGTTTAGAAAAATGGCCAAAGTTTTAAATGTAGATTCATTAATTAAAGAAAGACAAGAAATTTCAATAGAGGGTGTCATTTACCCGATGAAGCAGATGTCGGTGGAAGACTTTATCAAATTGACCAAAAAAGCCGAAGCTATCGACAAAAAGAAGACAGACACACCATCTGCTCGTATCGAGTTTTTAGTGGACACTATCTTAATCAGCTTCCCGACTTGCAGTGACAAAGTGCTAAAAGCGCAACCAATTGAAGTGTTAAACGCTATCGTCGAGTTCGCTAAAGATGGCACATTGCCGGAAGATTTGGAAGAAGATTTGGAAGAAGATGAAAAAAAGGACCAAGAGCAAAACTAATATCTCTTGATTTTGGGTATTTATTTTGCAGAGTTGCGGCTCATTACGGTATGAGTGATTTGCAGTTATTGGCGATGCCAGTTGAGAGATTTTGGCTTTTTAATGGCTGCATAGATCGCATGAATGCGGCTGACGATATGAGGCGGCTTAGAATTCACACTTCGCTAAATAATGGTGAGGCGGTTGAGACAGTCGCTAGAGACTGTGAAGAGGTTACAGGGACGGTCATCGTTAAAGACTTTGAAAGGGATGAAGGGGGTATTAATCGGTTGAAAATGTTAATAAGCTAAATAGGTGTAGATAAATGAGTGTTGGAGATATAGTAGTTAGACTTGAACTTAATGATGGTCAGTTTACTGCGAGAATGAACAAGGCAGGGAAAACAATCTCTACGTTTTCCAGCACCATTGACCGCCTGGATAAGCGCGTTTCAAAGGTTGAAAAGGGATTGGTTGGGTTTATACCCAAGTTAAGAGATATAGCCATTGTTGCTGCATCAGCAAGAGTGGTTATTCATGGTTTGAGCGATACCATCGGCGGATTCACTGATGGAATTATTAAGTCGAACGCCGAGATTGAGAGATTGACGGTGTTGCTGCAGGGTATATCCAAAGCGCCGCTTGAGTCTGGAAAAATAAAGGAAGCGGGCAATAACATCAAGTTCTTGTTTGACATGGCTCAACGTGCGCCATTCTCAATTAAGGAGCTTTCAAACTCATTTGTAAAAATGAAGGCCGCTGGCATCGAGGGTGTAGACGGCAAAATTCAATCGCTAACCGACTCTATTGCTAGATTTGGCGGGGACGAGCAAACACTTCACAGAGCTACAATCGCTATTCAGCAAATGGCCTCTAAAGGTGTCGTCTCGATGGAAGAATTGAGACAGCAATTAGGGGAAGCTGTGCCAAACGCTATGAATTTGATGGCTGATGGTATGGGCATGACAATGGGCGACATGGTTAAAGCTATCTCTAATGGCCGTGTTAAAGCTATTCCAGCCATTAACGCTATGATGGAACAGATGAACGCTACCATGAGTGGTTCGTCTGAGCGAATGATGCAGACTTGGAACGGTCTAATGTCTCGCCTTAGCACTAGCTGGATTCTTCTTCAGAAGCAGATAGGCGATGCGGGGTTCTTTGAGGGAGCTAAGGCAGCTCTGACAGATTTAAACTCATTTTTAAATAGTGATCAAGCCTTAGCCTATGGTCAGGCAATTGGCGTCGCAATGCGAGATATAACGCTAAACATAGTCTATGCTATCAAGGCCGTTGCAAAATATTCGACGGAAATTGGCAGAGCGATTAAAGCTACCGTTATCTTGGTCGCATCAATCAAAGCAATTGCAACAGTCACCTCCATTGTTGCGCTGGCAACAACAAAAATTCAAGCATTCTCAAAGGCTTGGGCGGCAACTGCAACGGTTGCAAGGGTCGCAAGCACCGGTTTTGGTGCCGTGACGACATCGGTAGCCGGAGCATCCACCGCCGCAACGGTAGCCGGAGCATCCATGAGCAGATTGGGTCTGATACTAAGCACACTTGGCGGCCCTTTGAATATAATAATAGGTATTTTAACTGCCGCCGCCGCCGCTTGGGTATTTTTCGGCAATAAAGGCTCCGAAGCTTATGAAAAAATTAAGAAAAGTCGCAAAGGCTTGACTGAGTTTGAGCAGTTCAATATAAAGTTAAAAACCAAAGTCGAAATTGATAACGCTCAAAGTTCAATTGATTCGGTTATTAAGGATATAAACGCTAAAAAGAAAGAGCTTGAGAGAGAGACACTTAGAATAAAAATATCTCCATTGGTTACAGGCTTAGATGTAAATATATTTAAAAAATGGAAAGAAAGACAGTTAAAGGATATTGCTGATCTTGAAAAGAGTGTCGCAGAGGCGACTAAGAATAACGAATCGGATAGATTGGCTATGCTTCAAAGACAAGCCGCTAGAGAAGCCAATCTAATTGAGACTAGAACCAGAAAAGACCTCGCTAGGTATAATCAGCGATACACAAGTGAAATAGCTCTAGCTAGAGAGGCTAGAGATAAGATTTTAAGAGATACTACCAAATCTGATGACGATTACTCAAGAGCGAAAAAAATCTTTGGGGATAAGGTGTCACATCTACTAAGAACGCAATACGAATCCCAACGTATAGACTTGAAGTCTCACATAGCGGATATGAATACCTCTCTTCAGTCTCTATCTGACAAAAATATAACGATTAAAGCTATTCTATCTACAAAAGACTCCCTAGAAAGTGCGCGAAATATGAGGGAGAAAATAATTCAGAATATGGCGAAAATAGAGATCGCCATCAACAAGTCAACTGGGGATGATGTGCTAGGGTTGAAATCGAAACTAGCGAAATCTAAGAAACGGCTGATCAAAGTAAACAATTCAATTAAAAGAACGGCGGCTTTAATTGACCACTTAAAGGGTGGGGCTAAGGTTGATGGAGAGTCAATCATTAAGCTTGATAAGCTACTAATACAGCTACCAAAGGCAAATAAACTTCTATCTGAGATAGAGGGCAACATTGACAATCTAGCTAATGGCCGACCACCTATCGACTCGAAAAAAGTAGGGGAAGGGACAACTGCGTTGGAAAAAATGACCACCGTATTAAACTCTATTTCAGATAGAAATGCGGGGTTGAAGGACGCGGTAAATGGCGGTAACTCCTCTATTGGTCGTCAACTGGCTAAAATGAAGAGATTATACTTGGCGACAGGTGAAACGGCGGCGGGGTTGAAGGCTCTCAATAAAGCTGAGAATCTGCTGGCTCAAAACAGAGGGTTTGAGGCGACTCTCGAAGTCGCTAAAGAAATGGAGATACTGGATGGAAAGATAAGCCGTTTAAAAGCCAATCTAAATGAAGGTGACCCGCATGCCTCCCTAATCTACAAAATAAAGACCTTGTTTGATAAGCAGATCATCACCGATGAGACGATGACCGACTTCACCAACAAGATAAACCAAATTAAAGCGCTAACCGAAGCCAAAGACTCAGCAAAGCGTGAAAAATGGATAAAACAGCAAACAGCGAAGAGTGCCGTTGAGTTGTTGCGTGTTCAAGCGGAGACAGCTAGTAGCTCTATCGCTATGGAGAAGTATGCTGTCGACGCCAGAATAAGACAGTTAAACCGTCTTGCCGACGCCAAACATCTATCCGAGTCTCAAAGAAAGACTTTCGTTGGCGACAACACAGAACTGTTTAAAAAGACACAACTCATTAAGTTAGAGAAGCAATCTGCTAACGAAATACTCGCCATTCAAAACAGAACAGCCAAAGCTAGAATTGGATTGATTGATGACGCCTACAACAGAGAAAGAGCGTCGTTGAAACTTTCAATCGCCGGAGAGAAGAAAAAGTATGATCTTGTTATTAAAAGTGGAAAAGCCTCTAAAGAGCAATTAAGCAGAGCTAAAAGAGCAATAAAAGCGTTAGATGACTTTAGATTGGCCTCTATCGCTAAGATAGATAAAGCTAATAAGTCTTCATTTGAGACTATGCTTGACAACTATAAGATCACCATTGACGATATGGATAAATTAGCTGTTAAGTTTACTGACAACTTTGCAAATTCTATAGCCGATTTCGTAACTACAGGCAAAAAGACTTTTGGTGATTTTGCGCAGAGTATTATTGCTGATATTGGCAGAATGATGGTAAAGGCGGCAGCAGCCGATCTAATTAACACATTGATGGGTAGAAAGAAAGGTGATGTAGCTGGTGGTGGCTTTGCTGGTGTGGTCAAGGGGCTACTTAGTGGTCCTAACAAACAGGCGCAAGTTGCTAAGCAGAAAAAACCCTCAAACACTGAGGCGGCTGTAACCGGTAATACTGAGCAGGAAATCGCCAAACGAAAAGGATTATTTGAGGACTTCTTCAACTTTAGAAGAGATGGCGATGCAGCAGTTACAGAAAGTAGCAAGGCCAACTTAGCGTCTGTAGCCGATAGCTCTAAAGCCAGCGCCGGTTTAATGAGTGGGGCAATGGGTTCATTTGTCGATATGACCATTGGTGGATTTGCGGCGATGGCAATAAATGGCAAACTAAGCATGAAGAGTTTATTAAAGACCGTTTTATCTGCAATTGCAGCCATGATAGTGAAGTATCTCGCTTTGGCGGCAGTTAAGGCGATAGCAGGTTTCGCAAGTGGTGGGTCAACAGCTAATGTATCAACGGGTGGAGCTTCTGGAGCTACCGCCTCATTGCCACTTGGCAACGCAGGGGGTGACATACTAGGCGCTCAAAAAATGTCTACATTTTCAAAAGGATATGCAAAAGGTGGAGCTGTAAATGTCTCGTCATTTGCGGATGGTGGAGCTATGAAGATTGCAAGCCAGTTAGCTAATGCGCCTTTCATGAGCGAAATGGATATGAAGCGAGGGGGCGTCAAAAAGTCACCTCACGTTGCGCTATTTGCAGAGTCAACCATGCCAGAAGCGTTTATCCCAATGAAAGATGGCAAGAATATTCCATTAATGTTATCGCAAGATTCAAGCGGTAAAACCGTTGGTAAAATACCATTGCCAAGTGGAGAGACTTTGCCAGCGAAGGTGATTAGCGATACAACTAGACAAGTTAGCACGTTTGCGAATGGGGGAGCGATGAACAACATAAAAACCCCATCTTCTCACTCAAATGAGTTAGCTGTCGATATTGCAGGATACGCAAGCATGATTGAAGCCATAGACGGCGTTAGAAAGGCAGTTGAGAGTATAAATCCTATCAATACACAAGCTATCACAAAGTCAACAAGATCGAACCCACTTAATAATGGTAAAAATGCGCCGCTAAGTTCACAGACAAAAGGCGATAGTAATGTATCTATAACTATAAATGTGGCTGATACAGGCAATACGAAATCGAAAGGGGGAAATGGCAATGATAGAAAATTTTGGACTGGCATATCTGGCAAAGTTAAAAGCATGATTACGCAAGAAATCGTCAATGAAAAAAGACCTGGAGGCCTGTTGTCCTAAAAAATAAGTCATCGGTGACATATTATGATACAATTTTCTGACTTTAAGTGAGATAGGTTTTATGGCTAATCAATTATTTACATGGGTTCCCGACGAAGGGTCAACTCAATCGGTTGAGCCGAGAGTTTTGTTGGCAAAGTTCGGAGATGGCTATGAGCAGAGAACTAACGACGGTATAAATCACATGCCAGAGGTTTGGTCGGTTAGCTTCTCTGGAAACACTACCGAGATAGGCTCAATTGTTGCTTTTTTGAAGGCGCATGGGGGGTCTGTAAAATTCGATTGGGTAACACCCTTCTCTGATCTTCTTGTATTTGTCTGTAAAAAGTGGTCTATCAGTCGTCAAGTGACTGGTGTTCACACACTAACAGCGGAATTTAATCAGGTGTTTGAAGCGTGAGTATAAAGGGGGACATTCATAAACTTGAACCAGGCGCACTCATTGATCTACTTGTTCTTGACCTTACTCCTGTAGACGTTAATCAGACTGGGGGAGTTTTAACTTACTACCTTTATGCTGGTAGTGATGTTGACTACGGGCCTATTTACTTTCAGGGGCAGAATTACGACCCGTGGCCTGTGACTGTCGAGGGGTTTGAAAAAAGAGGCAGTGCTGCGGAAAAAAGACCGAAGGTAAGAATTTCAAACTTTAACCGATTCGTCACTAAAAAGACTCAACAATACGATGACTTGGTAGGTGCGATTGTTAAGCGTAGACGAACCTTTGCTCAGTATTTAGGTGGCTCTGTTGCAGATTCAACCAAATATTCCGAAGAGTTATTTTTTATCGAGCAAAAAACCAATGAAAATGCGATTTTCCAAGAGTTTGAACTTTCATCGGCAATGGATTTTGTCGATAAGCGACTGCCAGGTAGAACAGCGGTAGCTAACGCCTGTCCCTGGCAGTATGCCACCACAGCTAACGGTTCAGGCTGTAGCTGGCCAAGAAATGACCCAGGCAAATACTACAACGCAGCAGGTGTGCAGGTATTTAATCAGCAGCAGGATGTATGCGGTAAACGGCTGGCTGATTGTAAGTTGCGTTTTGGTGCTGATCAACCGTTGGACTTTGGTGGTTTTCCATCGCTTGGGAGAAATTAATGATTGAAGACAAGATTATAGCCGAGATTACTCATCACGCAGCGCACGTTTTTCCTGAAGAATGCTGTGGGTTAGTGATAGACAATGGTGGCGTATTGCAATATATCGAATGCGAAAACAAATCACACCAGCCTGAGAACTCATTTTTGATTGACCCATTGGTTTACGCAAGATGCGCGAATAACGTCAAATTTATCGTGCATTCTCACCCTAACCGATCACCTCAGCCCAGCGAAGCAGACAAAGCCAGTTCTGAGAGAGCCGGTATTCCTTTCTTGATTATGTCTTATCCCACCTGCGAAGTAAGCAACTACTACCCCACAGGCTACAAAACGCCACTAGAGGGTCGGCAGTTTGTTTATTCGGTGATGGATTGCTTCACATTAGTTAAAGATTACTACAGTCAGGTGTTAAATATAGAGATACCTGATAGACAGCGCAAGCCTTATGGCTGGTGGAACGAGAGTGGTGCGGAAAGCTACATTATGTCCGACTATGAAAAATGGGGCTTTAAAAAAGTTGATTTTTTGAAGTCAGGCGATTTGATCATCATGCAGCTACAAGGTCATGCACCCAATCACGCCGCTGTATATTTGGGGGATGGCATTATTTTACATCAGACTTTAAATACCGTCAGCAGACGTGAGCAATACGGCAATTATTGGCGTAAAAACACGGTTTGTTATTTGAGGCACAATGAAAACGATTAAATTGTTTGGCGAAATAGCTGATAGCTACAAGTCAGAATGGACGCTGGACGTGCAAACACCAGCGGAAGCATTGAGAGCGATCAATGCCAACCGCCCAGGATTTTTGTCCACCTGCGATCAAGGGGGCTATGTTGCCATTTTGGTCGATGCAGAGAACTCAGAGAAATCGAAACAAATCACAGACTTAAATGGATTAGACGGCTGGAAGGATGAAGTTTTGTATATCGTCCCAAAAATAGAAGGCGAAGTTGGCGCTGCTATTGTTGGCGCTGTGGTGAGCACAGCATTTGCTGAGACGGTTGCTGGGGTGATTATAGCGACTGTTATTGATATAGCCGTAGCTGTGGCTATCAGCGCAGTCGCCCAAATGATCTCAGGGACGCCTGACGGCTTTGGTGCAAACAATATAGAACGACCAGAAAATAAGCCTTCCTACATCTTCAACGGCGTAGTAAATACAGATAGACAGGGACATAGAGTGCCAATTCTATATGGCGGACCAATACTGGTCGGTAGCATGGTTTTATCCTCTCGCGTAAACACTAAGGATATTTAAAATTATGAAAGATTTAGTTACGATTGGCGGTAGTTTCGGGGGTGGCGGAGGCGGCGGTTCAGCCAGAACGCCCGTGACAGCAAGTGACTCGTTACGCTCTGTTTCAATTGTTGAATTTGTCGATGGCATTTCGGAGGGCGAATTAGAAGGTTTTGCAACCGTCGATCCCTTGCAATCGGCTTATTTAAACGACACACCCGTCAAAACCGGTAACACGTTGAATTTTCAAGGTGTAACCTTAGACTACAGGCTAGGCACTCAAAATCAAACCTACATCCCCGGCCAAGAGATGTCGTCTGCAGAAAATGCCAGTGCAGCGATTGAGCATATTGTTAATTCTGATGTCACTTTGGCAACGCCTGTCACGAAAACCATCAGTTCAAATATAGCCGATGCAATCAGAGTGACTGTGCAATTGGCTTCATTGTGGAGCAGAAACCTAAGCACGGGCGACGTGAATGGCAGTCAAGTTGCGCTACAAATTGAAGTAAAACCTTTTGGTGGTGCGTTTATGATAGTTGATCTAGCTGGACGCGGCACAATAACGGGGAAAGCTTCATCACCTTACGAGCGTAGCTATCATATTGAATTAAGCCAATTTGGAGCAGCGCCGTATGATATAAAAGTTTCACGGCTCACCGCAGAAGTGACGGATGGCACAGTTTCAAACGCAATAAAATGGAAAGCATACACAGAATTGATGTATGCGAAATTACGCTACCCCAACACAGCTCACGCCAAACTGACATTCGACGCAAGACATTTTAACCAAGTCCCCCGACGCGGCTATTTGATGAAGGGTCTCAAGATTAAAGTGCCTAGCCCAGCATTTTACGACCCTGTCGCCAGAACCTACAGCGGCTTAGATTGGGATGGCACTTTCGTTACTGCATGGACTCGATGCCCTGCCTGGATTTTTTACGACATCATTACCGACCCTCGCTATGGTTTAGGCAAAGAAGTGCCTGAGTCCTATGTGGATAAATGGAACTTATGGACCATTGCCCAGCGTTGTGATCAATTAATTGATGATGGTTTTGGCGGTAAAGAATCACGCTATTCTATGGATTTATTTTTGCAGCAAGATGGAGATGCAAAGAAAGTTGTTCAGGATATGGCTAGCAATTTTGACGCTATGGGTTTTTGGTATGGGGGTGGTATTTATACAGCCCAAGACTCGCCCAAGACGGCTTCAGCATTATACACACCAGCTAACGTAATAGATGGTCGCTTCAACTACGCAGGGTCAGCGCGTCAAGTTAGATACACCGTTGCTTTGGTTCAGTGGAACGACCCTGATGATTTTTACAAAATATCCACTGAGTATGTAGAGGATACCGATGGCATTGCCCGATATGGCTACCGCGAAAAGAAAATTGTCGCCGTAGGTTGCACATCAAGAGGTCAGGCGCATAGAGTAGGTAAGCGGATTTTATTAACAAGCCGCTTAGAAACTGATACTGTGGGTTTTTCGGTCGGGTTGTCCGGTTTAGTGAACAAACCTGGCGATATTATTCGTATTTCAGACCCACTTAAACACGATGGCTTGCGTTTAAGTGGACGTGTTGGCAGTGGCGCAACCACAACGAATATTCCGCTAGATGCCGAGGTTACGCTAGATGCGGGACAGAGTTATACGCTTTGCCTGATTATGCCAGATGGCTCACTGATAACCACTCCTGTAGTTAGTGTAGCAGGGGTAACGCAAAGCATTGAGACGTTTCCAGCTCTAGCTGCAGTCCCAGACTCAGATGCAGTTTGGTCGCTGTATTCCGGCTCTGTGCCTAGTATGGAATACCGCATTCTATGGATTAACGAGAATAGCACCGACGGTAAAGGTGGTTTTTATGAGATTAACGCGGTTAGATATGATCCAACAAAATACACAGAAATAGAGAGTATCTCAAACTTAGAGCCTATTTATAAAAAACCCTACGACAATACAAACATAGTTATACAGCCAACCAATGTTCAAGTGACGGATGGCGTTTATATGGCGGTTGAGGGCGTCGTTAGATACATTGATGTATCTTGGTCTGCATCGACCGATGGTTTATTATCAACGCATATTGTCAGTTGGTCGGTCGATGGCGGCGAGAAAACAGAGAGAGAAATAACAGGGGCGTCATATCGGATAGAAAATGTAAAAAAGGGCACATATAAAATAGAAGTCTACGCGGTTAATATGGCGGGCGCTGTTTCCAGATCAGTGTCTTACGACTATGTTGTAGGTGAGCTTTATTTGATTAATGCAGTCAGTGTCACTGCTTTAGCTATAAAAGGGCCAGGCGGTAATACTTTTGAGGGTCGCAGTGCTGAGTTTAGCTGGAGCACCGATGCAGATACTGTATTAAATCTTTCAGATTCATACGGCACTGGCAACGGAGGTCAGAGTCCGTGGTTCAGAGATTTTGAAGTTAAAATTTATCAGGGCACTAATCTGCTCAGAATTGAATACACCACTAAGCCTTATTACATTTATACATTTGAGAACAATGTTCAAGACGGTGGCCCATTCAGAAGTATATCAATTACGGTTGCAGCCAGAGATGTTTATGGTCAGTTGTCTCAATCAGCAACACTGGCAGTCAGCAATCCTGCACCCACCACATTTAGCAATATCAGCATAATAGCGGGTGTTGGTCAGATTTATGTTAAGTATTTCCCACCAACCGATCCAGATTATCAATACACTCGCGTTTTTGCATCACAAGCAGCTGGCTTTATTCCAGATGCAAACTCAGTAACGGGCAACCTGGTTGTTGAGGGTAGTGACCGCCTATTGTCATTTCCTGTCAGTCCTGGAACGTGGTATATCAGACTGCAGGGCGTTGACGAGTTTGGCGTGGCAGGCGCAACGTATTCGTCACAATTCAGTGCTACCGCGATAGGTGCAGAAACAGACAAATTCGCCTTTACAGGCTTAGCCTTTACCCCCAATAGTCCTACTGTAAATAACGTAAGCTGGGCGGCGGGAACAGTCTCCATCAACGGCGCTTCCCCTGTCGCGATTGCATCGGGTAGCGCAACATGGTCGGCAGGAACGCTTTATTTGTATTTTGACAAGATCACCACATCAATAGGGTCAACAACCGACATCACTATTGCAGTGCAAAAGGCACAGATTATCGCCACCTATGAGGGCGGAGAAAATATAAAGGGCGGTGACGGCACAGGGTTTTTTAATGGCTCGCAACTTATCGCGCAAAGCGTCGGGGCAAATCAACTGGTTGCCAATACCGCCGTTATTACAAATACCTTACAGGTAGCGTCAGGAATAATAACGGATGCTCATATTACAGATTTGAGTGCCAGTAAAATTTCAGCCACAGACCTTAGCGTATTAAGCCAAAACGCAGGGACAATAACGGCTGGGGTTTTACAGTCAGCAGATGGGCTATTTGTCATTGATCTAAACAATAAATTTATCACCATATCATGAGTTACAAACTATTTGCTGGTCAGATGCCGAATACGAACCAGTCGGTGCTTTCTATAATAAACGGAGGTAATTTTTACAACACTGTGGACATTGCTGGGGTAGATACAGGAACTAGAGGCGCTGGTTGGAATGCAGACAGACATGCTGCACAGATTATTTTCGACTCCAGACGCGATTATTTGCGAAAATGGTATGAAGGTAAAAATATCCCTATTACGCTGGCAGCGAAAGGCCGAGGTGCGAGTATGACCACTTACTTAATCGCACAATTCAATGCCGATCTATCCGATTCAATCCCAATGTGCATGGGTAAACTATCTACTGACAATTCTTACGCCCCCATCATCCCCACTTATGACAATACCCGATTTAGTGCAACGGTAGGTCATGCAAGGTTTTTAACTTTTGCGGCAAAAGCTCAATTCATTAGCGGAACAACTTTTGGGGTTGCTGTGCAAGCTATAGAGCATTATGCAGGGCAGTCTGCCCCCGCAACCACTATCAACCTTGACGTAACGGTGATGGGAAAATGAGCGTATTACAAGCATCGCCAACAAGTGTATCGGTTGCGGGAAAGATTTACGATACTTCTGCACCTTTTGTGTATAAGCGAAGTGGATTCTCTCAATATATGATGCCGCTATACAGAGAACGCAGTAAATATTTATTTCAGCTACTCAACGCAGCCAGAGTAGAAGTTAATACAATCTTCTTTGACCTGCAAAAAAATATAACGTCGAAACTTGTTCTTGCAGGCTCTTACAAGCCCAGCATACAGTCTTTCGTGGCGACGGCAAAAAGTAACATGACAGTCATAAAAGCAGCCGCTAATTATTACTCAGTGCCCACAACAACCTATGATAATACAGTCGTATATTGGGATACCTCAGTGGTGCCCAGCTTATCCACACCTTTGAACGATCCAACCACAGATGCCGACATAAGCACGGCAATCCTGGTGTCTGGACTGAGTCAAATGTTGTTTCATAAACTTGAGATATTGTCGAAGATTGTAAACACATTGAACGGGACAGATGATGGTATCGGTGTAACCGACTTAACACAGACGTTCAGTCTCACGGGTGTGAAGAATGTGGGTTGGCAGCTTATTGTGACACTACCTGATACATCACCCTTCCAACCTGATAACGCCTCAAGGTGGTTCGCAGAAGATGTGACGGTTGGCGATTTGACTCTTACCGGTTTTGAGACACAGGCTGAGATTGACGCTCTGCTGGCCGCCGCACAACCACCTTTGTTGGTCAGTTATTCCAGTGACATCACCATCAGAATAAACTTTATTTTGAGCCTTCTCAATTTACCTGCGTTGACGGCACAAGAAATTACGGATTATGAAACTACCCTAACGAGTGTAGATCAGGCGGAAAGCCAGATGCGGCTGAATGCGCCGCAACTTAGATTTCTTGAAATCGCGAACACAACCCACCCTTTCGATCCTGTTGACCCGAATAAAAATTCAGTTTATGACACTTGGTGGTATTTTAAAACACTTGATATACAGGCGATGCTAGACTTGAGAAACTCTGTGGCGGGCGCTGCAACAGACATCGCTGTGAAGAACTTTGGTTTGGATGTGACGAACACAATGCCTTTTGATAAGTATGGTTCACTGTCCTATGAACTTTTCTTTATGATATATCCAGATGGTATTTTAAAAGCTGCTGACAAACCTAGGGCATTGGAAATAATGAACTTAGTGCTTACCAA